AAACTATCTCGTCTAAATCTTTGTATATAATAAAATAGTTTCCTGTTATAGAGCTATATATTTTAAACAATATCTCTGTTGTTAATAAATTATCTGATGAAAATACTCCATAGAGTGCAGATATAGGTGAACCTAAAATGTTAAACTTATTAAAATTAAAATAACAATTATCTGAATTCCAAGAGCTATTAGGCCTAAATGTAATAAACCTGTAATCTAAAGAGTTTTGCTCTAATAAGTTATCTTCATACAAATCATCTAATGTTTTTGTATTTAAAACTATATCTGGCAAAGAGTATTGTGGTGTTGATAAAAATAAACCAGTTGCATTTAAATTATCAAAGGTTCCTTGTTCCCATGTTCCAATATCTGGATAAATATAATTATTTGTGTAATCAGAAAATGGATAATCTATAAAAGCTGATGTTCCTCCGTACCCAGAGTTAATTCCTTCTGGAGAAAGAACTCCTTGCCCGTATACCCATCTTCTTTTTGCCACATTGTTAGCAACTGAATACGGATAAATTGCAATACAATCAATTTCTATTGGAGTAATGTCTTGGTATGAATAAAATCCAAGCCAGTCCTGGTCGTCTCCGTATTCATTTAGTTTTTCTGGCAAAGTCAAGCTTGATGTCATAATATTTAGGTTGATTATTTCTTCACCATTAAGAAGAACGGTGGCAGAGTTACGAATAACTCTGACATGAATCAGCATTGGTCTAAACCATTCACCAACAAAGTATGAAGAAAATTGTTTTCCAATAACTAATGTTAAAAATCCAGACTCTACGTATAATCCATCGGAAGATCCTATTGGACCAAATATTTTTCTTGCTTCATATGCACTAGAATTAATTCTAATCCAAAACTCAACAGTATATTCTTTATACTGACCATCTTTATTTAAAAATCCATAACCTGGAACTATTAGCGAAGGCTCTTGTAAATTTTCACTATTTGGCCTTAGTCTTGTAATATTGGATCCACCGTATACCATCGGTAATCCTGTATTTCTTGCTTTAAGACTATTGCTATCAACAAGATAATATCCAACATCTCCACCAAGACCATAAGGGTCTGACGGTATGCACTGACTAGTTGATAGTGCAATATTAGAAGGCAAAGAAATTGGTGTCACACCAAGAGAGTAAGCATTAAAATCTTCAGACCACTGTCCAAGAGTTATTCCGTTTAAATAAAAAACATAGTCTGACGATGATGCTCCGCCATCTGTATAAGTAAATTGTATAACAAGCCTTAAGTCGGTATTTTCTTCTGGTATTGTAAATGTTTCAGAAACAAATGACCAAAACTGAAAAACAGAAGTATTAAAGGTTTTAAGATTTTGAATTATTTGCGATGTTGTTGTATCTGTGTATTCATATCCTATAGAAACAGAAGAAAGGTATGCGCTATCAGAATAGAAATATGATCCAACACTAAATGTTTTTAATTCTTGACTTAGGTTAGAAAAATTTATTATATTGTCGCTTACCAAAGAAACTGTTTTAATATTTCCAGCAGGAACATCGCCTTCTATCATAGCCATGTAGCTAGTTAAAAACGGTTGATTCAAGCTAGATGTGCTTGTTGTAACAGTACAGCCTGTTGCTATCCACTCATCTTGTATATTTCTTTGTAATTCTGATATCAAAGAAATATAATCAGATTTGTCGTCTAAAGCCCAAAGAGCTAACGGTTGCTCTGAATATACTTTCTCTGCATATAGATTAGATGGGGTAGTCATTATTTTCTCCTACCCCAATTATAGCAGTTAGGATATTTTTATCATACATGTATCTGTAGTGCAGTATGCTTCGCCTTCAGCTTCTAAATTGTCTACCCCATCATAAATAGCAGACCAATTAATCTTTTTAATCTGTCCAATATATGCGTTATATTCATCCTTAGTAATCTGGGTATATGGTTGCTGAGGGTATGTTTTATTACCCATTGGCAAGAAGGATACTGCTTTTAGCTGACCCTCATACATATGAAGTGCTGGAGCTACATGCTTTGTTTCTGTTTCTTTATCAAATGAAAGAGTAACTGAAACACCATTATCTGACCAATATTTTTGAGTTGTTGCAGCAAGTGCAATCTTTTCAAATAATGTTACATCTTTTTCAGAGCGTGGATGTCCAGAATGTACTGGGAAATATACAACAGTTGTATTTGCAGATACTAAATCTGCTTCCATTTTATATCCCGCTGCTTTAAACAAACTGATCATAGGATCTTGATTGCCAAAACGAATTGCACGAAGGAAAAAGTTTCCTCCTGGCCCCCAGTGAACACCTGGAGTTGCTCCAGATAGTAGTGATACTGAACCTGATGGCTTAACCGTTGTTACACGAATTGATTCACGAACACACAACCATTCAGAATATGAGTGATCATATTTACGAATTGTCTTATATCCCTCATCCATCCATTCACGAACTGCTGGCAAACCCTTTTGATCAGCAAAGGATGCAATGCCAGTGAGGGATGTTCCTATGCGACGATTGCGCTGCATAATGCCATTTGTAATCTGCCAATGTGTAGGCACAAGTGTAACTGTCTTTCCATACAAATATGCAAACTTTAGAGTACGCAAAAAGTCTTCTTTAGATTCATGACGATTTAAATGTACTTCAACTAAAGTACAGAGCTCATAACTCTCTAATGGTTGTTCGGCACATGGATTAAATCCCATCACACGATAGTCTTTACCATCTGCAGGATCTGCAAGACGACCAAAGTTTCTAGCAACATCTAACCAAATAAATCCTGGCTCTCCATTATCTGCAATTAAATCAACATAATCTTCATACTTAGTTCCAACTGAAGCAGAAATAGAATTATTACTCATCCATGCCCATCCTGGATTTTCTGGATCAAAAGAATTTCTATCTGGAAAAACTTCTGCATTTTTTAAATTAATAAAGTTTTTATCTTCTGGAGCTCCCAACGCTAAAGTAGCAGAGCGACGAACATTTCCAGCAACAACACAAGTTCCAATAAGATTTACAACATCTACAATTGCACGAGAATCAAGAGTCTGTCCTGATCTGTCTCCAATTACAGTACGCAAAGTATCATGTAATTTAATCAAAGGAGCTGGGCCAGATGCTGTTCCGCCAAAACCTTTAATTGGTGCTCCTAATGGTCTAATCTCAGAATAATCAAAATTAATCTTAGCCTGACCTTGTTTCAAATATGAATTAAGTAATAGTCTTACAGACTCTACCCATCCTTCTCTTGTATCAGGTATAACGTATGTTATTTCTTCTTTAGTGTTAGAGTATATTTCCATACCCTTTTCTTGTCCAAGAGTGTCAAACCCTACTCCTACTCCAAGCATTAGGGCATCCATAACCCAGGCAAAAAGGGCTCCAGGGTCGTTTCTATCTATGTCCCTAGTAGAAACCATGGCGCAGTTCTGTAAAGCTGCAGAATTGCGTCTTTCCATTGTCATAGGGGTGCCAAAAGCCCATAGCCCACGTCCTGGTGGAGTCCACTTAAGATTAAACATACGGTCATAAGCTTCTTGAGCAGATTTTTGTGCCTTATTGTCATTCCATGGAAGACGATTTTCTTTGGCATGGTTTTTTTGCACTGAATACATACCCTCAATTACACGCTTACAAACCTCATGCCAGCGTTCTTTCATTCCATTTTCTTTGATTCTTGAATAAGTACGAATAAAAGTGATCTCACCTAAAGAATTGCCACCTGCGTCGGTAAATCCAAAAGGAGGTTCAACCTCTTTATACTTGTTTACAAATTCATCCAATAACCTAAAAGAAAATACATCTGACATTTAAAATTAAAACCTCTCACTAAAATATTAATAGAACTTTGTTAATCACAAAGTACTGTAAGTATATCACAAAATTTACAATAAGAAAAACCCCTATATTTCAAGGGGTTTTAACTTATTCAACCTTTAGTTTAGGTTGAGTACTTTTGTTTTATTAAAGTACTAAGATGTTGCTAGGTCTCCAAGAAGTACCCATGTGTCAGTATTTCTCTTAATAAGAGTTGCAGTTGACCACTGAGTTCTTAGCTTTAATGTAGTAGCAGTATTTATTGTTACTCCACCAGTTGCTACCACTGTAGTTTGTCCAGCCCCAGTTTGTACTAAGTTTATCTGTGTTCCTACTGGATACGCTACAGAAGAATTTAAAGGAACTGTTAGGTTATTTGCTGAAGCTACGTTCATTTCAACAACCTTATCTTTATCAGCTAAAACCAATGTATAAGATGCTGTTTGAGCATTTGTTTTCAATGTAGATGATGCAAATTCACGAGCAGTAGATCCATCACCGACAAGAATCTTATCAAGTGTTGAATCCCATGCAATTACACCTTCTGTAGTTGAAGATGATGTAGAAAGTGTTAGAGTTGGTGTTGTAATTGTAGGGCTTGTAAGTGTTTTATTTGTTAAAGTTTGTGCTGTAGAAAGATCAGCTGTTACTCCTGTGTTTATACTAAATGATGTTCCAGTTAGTGTAAGTCCATTACCAGCGGTATATGTTCCAGCTCCAGAGAATTGACTAAATGCTATTGGGTCAGTTCCTACAGTACCTACTGTGTTTGTTTGTACCCAGCCAGTATTATCATTTACAGTACCGCCAGTTACGAATACAAAGTCTCCGCCATCAATTTCTGCTGGGGTATCAAAATCTGTTGCACGAGAAGGTGCTCCAGAAGCTGCTACAACATAAATACCATTTTGAGACTGTGTTGTTTGATTCTTTACAAGAATTCTGTTTCCAGTAGCTAAAGTAACACCGTCAAGAATATCTCCATTTTCAACATCAGTTGCAAGTGTAATATTTGCAGTTGTTGCTGCTACAGCTGATGGGTGAATATGAAGTCCTTCTGCAACTGCATCAACATATTGTTTTGTTGCTGCCTGCAGAGCGTCTGATGGGTCTGCATGAAGAGTTAGGTATCCAGTCATAGTGGATCCTGTTGTATAAACTCCATTTGTTACTGTGCCAGCATTACCGCTGACATTTCCTGTTACGTTACCTGTGACATTTCCTGTTACGTTACCTGTAAGATTTGCAGTAACTGTTCCAAAAGTAACATTATCTGTTGTTGCTACAGCCTGACCAATTGACAATGTAATTGTGCTATTTGGATCATCGTAAACTTTTGTTACACCAGTCCCGCCTACAAGAACATCGTTCATCTCGTCTGCAGTAATTTCACCAAGATCTGGAATCTGAGAAGATGTAAGCTTTCCGCTACCATCAAGTGTTGCTACACCATTGGCTACAGCAAGATCAGCTGTTTCTACATAATCACCAAGAGTTGTATCAAGTGCTGTCTCATCAATAAAATAATCTAGGCTAGACCAAGTATTTGTACCGTCGCCAATTTTAAGTTTGTTTGTATCTGATTCCCAGCCAATTTCACCAGCATTGAGAACAGGATTCGCAGTGGTCCATTGGCTGGCAGTACCTCTGCGCTGTTGCATTCTTGTTGCCATTGATATTCCTCCGTTAGCAATCTATGTTCATATTATAACAGATAATTAGTTAAAGTTATCTGTTGCAATTCCGCCATCCCAGAGGTAAACCCAGGAGTTCGTATTGTAGGATCCTGCATCTTCAAAATCACCAGCTGATTCTGTTACCAGTCCAGCGTCTTTGAAAATACTAACCACAAGACCAGTTCCATCGATAGCAGTATCGTGAATGTGTTGTGGTAAGTCTGTTGTATCTATAACAAATGCAATTGGATTCCATGTAGAGTTATAGTAAACAAACAGTCTTTGTTCTACTGAATCAAAATATAGTTCTCCATTAGTAGCACTAAGTGGAGCAGAAGATTCTACTGGAACTATTACTGTATCAAATAAGTCATCTACGTAATCTTTTGTAGTTGCATGTGTTCCAAGAGTAGGGGTGGCAACAGTAACTGTGCCTCCAAAAGTACCGCCCAAAGTTACACTAAGGCCGTTCTTTACCTTGAAGTCTTTGTCTGTTGTTGCCATCCCTTACTCCTTAACTTTTATTACTTAATTAAAGTTCCAACAACAGCAACATCTGTGTTGTTGTTAATTGTTGTTACTCTTATTCTTACGTCTGCACCAGAAACATCTGCAGTAACATCAAATAGATTTCCATTTGTGCCAACCATTGCATATTCTGTAATTGCTACGTTATTTGAAGCATCAAGAGTCAAAAGAATCTCAGATACTTCTGTGTGAGAAGCTGTTTGAGCCTTTATGATAAACTTTGCAGAACGATATGTTGCATGTGCAAAATCATATGCTGTAACTGTGCTCGCTGTAGCAACTGTTGAAGTTGCTGCAACATGTGTTACAACATTGTTAATATCTACTTCTGTAAAGTTTGGAACTACTGCCTCAAGAGCAGATACTGCACGAGCATCTGTAAAGTAAAGATTTGTTCCTTCAGCAAGAGCTGTTGTGTTGTGATTTGCAAGGCTTGACACTGTACCAGTAACATTACCTGTTACATCTCCAGTTACGTTTCCTGAAACGTTTCCAGTAAGATCACCAGTAACATTTCCAGTAACATTTCCAGTTAGATTTCCAGTTACGTCGCCAGTTACGTTGCCAGACACGTTGCCTGTAAGATCACCAGTTACGTTACCAGATACATTTCCAGTTACGTCGCCAGTTACGTTACCAGAAAGGTTTCCAGTTACGTCGCCGTTAACATTTCCTGTTACGTTACCTGTAAGGTCTGCTGTAACAGTAGATAAAGTAATATTATCTTGTAGTGCAAATGTATTTCCAGTAAGATCAAGGTTTGTTCCTGCCTGATATGTGCCAGCACCTGAGAACTGTGTAAATAGAATTGGAGAAGATCCAATTGTAGTTACTACCTGTGTCTGTACCCATCCAGTATCTCCGTATGTTGAACCGCCTTCTACGAATGTGAAGTCTCCAGGTACAACTTCTGTTGGTGTATCAAAGTCTGAAGCACGTGACCATGCTCCAACAGCTGCAACGTAAATACCATTCTGTGAAGTAGTTGACTGATCCTTAACAAGGATACGGTCTCCCGCAACTGTCTGGTATCCATCAATCATTAGCAAGCCACCAGTTGCTAAATCAATATTTGCTGTAGTAGCAGCCTTTGATGAAGCGTGAATGTTCAAGCCTTCAGCTACAGAATCAACATATGCCTTTGTTGCTGCATCATCTGCAGCACTTGGTGTATCTAGATTTGTAACTCTAAATCCACCTGCATTAAGATCAGTTCCAAGTGTTTTATTAGAAACTGTTTGATTTCCTGTGTCAGTTAATACTGAGCTATCAATTGCTATTGCACCAGCTTCAATATGAAGACCAGTGCCTAGGTCAGCAGAAAAAGCTCCGCTTGTTGAATTATAATCAAGTCCGTCTCCTGCAGATACTGCTCCACGAGCAAGTGTGTCTGAGAAGTACTTGTTTGTTGTACCTTCTGCCAAATCATCAGTGTCATGATTTGAAATATCTGATACTGTACCAGTTACGTTGCCAGTAACATCACCTGTAACGTTACCTGAAACGTTTCCTGTTACGTTACCAGTTAAATCACCAGTTACGTTACCAGACAATGAAGCAGTTATTGTTCCTGCAGCAAAGTTTCCTGAAGCATCACGTAGTACAACTGTGTTTGGTGTGTTAGAAGGTGTCGCTGCTCCGCCAATCAAACCAATGATATAAGTTTGATCTGCTTCGCTCTTTGTAAGAATGTCATAATTATTGATGGTACCTGTAGAACCTTCAACAATCAGACCATTCTTTACCTTAAAGTCTTTTGTGACTGTTGCCATTTTTTATCTCCTAAGTTAAATTAAGCCTTGAGTCCCATACGTGCAAAACGTACAGTTATAGGCGTAATACCCACTTGCGGTGTTACAGTTATGTTAACCGTTCCACCTGCTTTAGAGACGCTAACGGTGCCAATATTCCCATCGTTGTCTATTGTTCCATACTCTGTGACTGATACATCTTCATTATCAATTAGTATGGTCAATTCTGTTGCGTAGAATAAATTATCTCCCGCACTTGTTTTAGAAATTCCAATTAAGTACTTTACCATTCTCCAGCTTGCTGCGGTAAAGTTATCAATTACAGTTGCATTTTCAATTCCTGTAATTGTATTTTCATTATTACCAAATGTACCAAGGTCTAACGCTTGCGCTGCAGTGGTATCAATAAGGTCTGCGTAATCTTCTTGAGACGGACGATCACCAGTCTCATACTTAGATTTTACGGATGCAATTGATATACGGGCCATGAGTAAATTATAACATATTTTTGTTAAAGAATATAGTTAGAAAAACCAATAACTTGTAAAGGAATGGGCGGTACATTAGATGGACTAACTCCAGGAACTTGTATTGCAGTAAATCTAACTCTAAATGGCAAAACCTCTTCAATTACTGATAATTTTGAAGGACCAAGTATTGTTGAGTTAAAACCTTCTAACTCTATATTTTTTGTTAATACAAATGGATTGTTTAATATTTTTGAAGAAGCCATTATGGAGTAACATCCTCAAGCACAACGATATACCCTTGTGCTACTGTCCAAACAATTTCATCACTTGGAAGAGATAGCTCAATATCAAAAATATCATTGGTTTGAAGAAGTTCAGAATCTGATGCACTTAAAAATACAGTAAATTCTCCTGGACCATCATCAGCATCTGCTGCTGGTGTCAAAGTCAAAATAACTGTTGCATCATCTGTAATTTTTCCAGGTACTACTGGAGGATTTGGTCTTGCTATATCCATAACAATTGTCCAATCTGGAATATTTAATGGTTGACGATTATCATCAGTTACATAAACACGAAATGAAGATGTATCTCCATTAACAATTGTCCATTTTACTTGTGGTGGTGCTGAACCAATATCGTACTGATTTTGTCCGCTTCCTCTGTATGTTGCCATTATGCTAAACCTGCTTTCAATGATCCCCAAGTACCGTTGCCTTTTGGACTTCTAAATAATAAAGATCCAGTTGATGCATTTGATGATAAAACAATTCCAATAGCACCAGAGCCTAAAGCGGCATTGTTAGTAAGTCCGCCAGAATTCCCAACATATAAAATATCTCCAGCTGCAAATGATGATGTATCAATATTGTTAAATACACCAGAAACTAAAATCTCTCCATCGCTACCATTTGTAATATTTGACAACGCTAAACCAACAACTGGGAATGTTGTTAGATCTGTTGCTTCACATTTTGCAACTGTTGTTTTTGTAGAAAATCCAGTTACATAAACTGGATCGCCTTTATTGATTGTTACTCCGCTATTATTTCTAACTTCTGTATCTTGAATTGCAATTGTCTGTAAAACTAAATCTAATCTTTGTGCAAGTGCTGCAAAATCTCCAGCTACGTCAACATTATCTGTTGGAAGTGGGTAAGGTAAATCAAATACTGGTGTCTCTGCTGCCATGATTAATATATTATAGCATTAAAACTAACTTGACTAGTGAGTAATATTTATGTTATACTAGTGCTATGGCACTGTTAAGGTGCCATATGCATTTTAGGAGGAAAAACTTGATAAACAATAAAATGCTGGTAGGGGTAATTAGTGGTGCGTTTCTGTTAGTATCTATTTTAGGTGCTATACCGTCACATGCTGCTAAAAATAATTTATCTAAACAGGAAGTATCTAACCTTGCCACCCTAGAGGTGGCTTTTGTGCTATCTGAGGATAAAAATAACAAAATACTTACTAAGTATGAAAATGCGACAAGTTTGACTGACAGCCAGTTGGTTGAATTACTTAAGGCAGTAGGGTTCAAAGGAAAAGGTCTTAGAACTGCTTGGGCAGTTGCAAAGGCTGAATCCAATGGTCGTCCATTTGCTTTTAATGGAAACACCAATACTGGAGACTCCTCATTTGGAATCTTTCAGATCAATATGCTTGGCACACTTGGTCCAGACAGACGAGATAAATTTGAGCTAGATCTTAATGCTGAGTTATTTAGCCCTGTCAAAAACGCTGAAATTGTCTATCATATGACAAAAGGTGGTATTGATTGGAGTTCATGGTCATCTTATAATAAAGGTGCTCATTACAAATGGCTAAATAAATTTCCAAACTAGCTATTTAGCTATAAAGATCCCTCCCTGAAACATGGGAGGGATTTTTTATTTATAGACCTTAGACTGTCTAAAAAATTTTTTATAAGAACTATAAAATACTGATCTTAAAAGACTTAAATCTTTTTTAGCTTTAATAATTGTTTTTTCATTATTTTCTGTATTCATTGTCCAGCTATCTCTTTTAAATGGAATGACTTGAACCATTGGAGTTCCTGCTGGTATTGTTCCTTCATAATTAATATCTTTTAACATAAAGGGAAAATTTATTGGTCCGTGATATTTGTCGGTATCTACTACGCCAGAAAATACAGTAAATGGTAGATCATGGTGTATTGGTGGTATAAAAAGACAAGAATACCCTGGCGGGGTTTCTATTATCCAATCGTTTACAAATTTTGGAATACCAGCTTTTGACCCTAGATGCAATGGATAAACTTCTGCCTGACCTCTTGGATGTATTTCAATTCCAGGTCCAGAAGGCCAGTAGTAGTGTGGAGCTATTTCTCCAGTATCTTCATTTTCTTTTTGTACTATATAAAAATCTGTTGGTGTTTTTAACATATAGCCAGAAGATATTGCATCAAATACTGGCATACAACGTTTTATTGTTGCAGTAGTTTCATTATGTACTGTTGCATCTTCAATTTTTGCATCTTCTACATATGCTTGAGTTTTTTTATACCATTCTGGTATATTTTTACTAGCTGGTTCTGGTGGATTGACATGGTTATTGCCATCAACATGTACAAAATTTATTTTTTTCATTCTACCCCCCAAAAAAAATATTATTGTTAAATATTAAATTTGAACTGCAATCCAAGAGATTGTTGTTTCGTCCCATACAAATCTAATATTTGCTTGTGGATCATCTGTTGGTGGGGCAATTGGTGGCATCCAACCAGTTGCACCGTTTGGAAATTCTCCCCAAACCCAGGATTCAAATGGTTTTGGAGATTTAAATACTGAACCATCATAAGATGCATCAACCATAACATGATGATTAAATCTATCTTCAACTAAAACATATAAATCTGATTCTTGAAGCTCTTTAACGTGATCTAAAAATGATTCGGATGGATCTTCAAACACAAGAATGTTTTTTACTATACCATCTTTTATAAAAGCATAAACTGTTTCAGCCATTTTTATTATCCTTTACTTTTCATAAATAACAACTCGTCCAGTACCGCCAGATCCAGCTCCGTATGGTCCAAAATATTTGCTTCCATAATAGTTGCAGCCAAATCCACCAGCTCCTCCTCCGCCACCTCCTGGTGAGCCTCCTGAATTTCCAGAGCTTCCGTTGTTAGATTCACTGTCGCTTCCTCTACCACCGCTACCACCGCTTGGTGATCCTCCACCACCACCAGAACCACCGCTTCCTCCTCCAGCATATGGATAAAAGCTCCAGTGATTCCAACCATTTCCACCAGATCCACCTCCACCACCATATGTAACTGTTCCAGGTAGATTTGTTCCGCTTAAAGTTATTGATGTTGCGGCTCCACCAGTTTGACCTGCAGATCCGTTTGAAGTAGTGTTATTATTTGCTCCAGAGCCACCACCTCCAACAGAAGAATTTGCTGGACCAGAAGATGAATTTGCAATACCAGAAATAGATGAGGCTCCGCCATTACTTCCAACAGTGATTGTTAAATTTTGTCCGCCAGATACTGGATAGTCTTTAAATGCACATGCACTACCACCAGCTCCTCCTCGTCCACCGTACCCAGGTGCCCATTGTCCCCATGGTCCACCATAGCCTTGAGCTCCTTGGCCATTGGTTCCACCAGCAACTAATATAGCAGCAATCTGTGTTTTACCAGAACTTACTGTGTGTGTTGTAGATGAGTTATATGTGATAGCAGATCCATATTGTGGTGTATCTGTTGTAATTGAATTAGATGCTGATGAAGCAGGTGATGTTCCATTAGCATTTGTTGCTGTAACTGTAAATGTATATGAAGTTGCTCCAGTAAGACCGCTTACAGATATTGGACTTGATAAACCTGATCCACTACCACCAGATGGTGATGATGTGGCTGTAAATGCTGTAATGGCAGATCCGCCAGTTGCATTTGCAGTATATCCTACTGTTGCAGTATTTACACCAGTTTTTGTTGCAGAACCAATTGTTGGTGCTTGTGGAATAGTTGTAGCAGTAATGCTATTAGATGCTGCAGAAGGGTTTCCAGTTCCAGCAGCATTTGTACCAGTTACAGTAAAGGTGTATGCTGTTGCAGACTGTAGACCTGTAACTGTTAAAGGAGAAGATGCCCCAGTTGCCGTGTATCCTCCTGGAGAGGATGTTACTGTGTAAGATGTAGCGGGTGCACCTGATGCACTTGGTGTAAATGTTACAGTGGCAGCACCATTATTATAGGAACGACCTGTTCCTGCATCTGTTGCTGTACCAATTGTTGGTGGCT